ACCATGTAACCACGACCACCGAACACCTTGCGCAGAAGATTCGGGTACTCAACAAAAACGTCACCATTCTGCCCAATGAACCATACGAGGCTTATCAGCAGTACAAGGCTAACCCAAGCGAGGAACCTGACCCGCACCTGTTCAAAGTCGGTTGGTTTGGCGGGGCGCAGCATCAAGAGGACATTGCATTGGTAGAGCATTCCTTCGGATTGCTGGCCCATGACCGCTCGCTGGATGGCAAGTACAAGGTTTATCTTGGCGGTTGGAACGACAACAATCCGGTCTATGAGGACTACGAGCGGATGCTGTCATGCGGCGGCAAGAATGCGAACTACGGCCGCATCCAAGCGGCTGACATCTACTCTTACGTTGGCGGCTACAACTTCATCAATGCGACCATCGCACCGCTGCGAGATACCAAGTTCAACAAGCTAAAATCCGAATTGAAGGTGGTCGAGGCGGGGTGGATGAGCAAGGCCATCATCGCATCCGAAACCATCCCCTATACCGATATTCTTGTGCATGGCCACAACGGTCTGCTTATTCCCTACGGCAAGAAAGATGCTTGGTACAAGGCTGTGCGAAGGTTTGTAAACGAACCTGACTACGCCAAAGCCTTGGCCATGCAGTTAAGCAAGGACGTGAGGGAGAGGTTTGACATTGCCAAAACCGCCGAGCGCAGGGCTGAACTTTACCGGGCCATCGGGCGCAAATTGTGAAATTTACGGCCTTGCTACATTTAAGGAAAGGATGATATACCTATCCCCAAACACGACCAACACCATCACCGTTACTTGGACGCAGCGGGCAAGCACGGGCGACCGTTACATCCTGCGCCTGATTAACATCGCCAAAAACTCCAGCACCGACTTTACCCTGCTGAAATCGGCCAACCTATCAAACTACACCGAACGCTATGACAAATTTTCCATCATTGTCGGCTCTCTTGAAACAGGCTCGTTTAAGTATGAAGTTTACGATACCAATAGCACGGTTGGTGCAGCCGTTGCGGTGGTTGAAACGGGCTTGGCGTATGTACAGGTAGTGTCACTCACTTACAACACTTACAGCAATACCATCACCTACCAACCCTATGCGGCGAGTGCCGTGCAGATATTTGATTTCACCTTTGACCCATCCTTCGCATGAGCGTACAAACCCGAAGCCAGTTGCAGGCAAGTGCTGCAACGATTACCAACGAAACCTCCGCAGGAGCAAACACCGCCGCCCGTGTGGGTGGTTTGTTCGATGACCTTGCCGACACCGCCACACTAGACCGTGAGCGGGGTGTGGCCAACCTTTACCTCGACAGTTCGACCAACTTTACGCCAACGCAGGGGCAGGCCGTCAAGCTGACTACTGCAATGAAGTCGGGGGTTTTATCAACCTACAACTTTTCCCGCACAACTACGGCTATTACCTACACAGGCACAACGCAGGCAATGCTTCGGGTGTCGGTGAACTTGGTACTATCGCAGAGCAACAATGCGCAGGTAAAAATCTACATCGCTAAGGACGGCACAATCATCGCACAATCGATGGCTGACATTACCCTGCAACACAATAACGGCCATGCGGTGTTCACCGAAACGGTGCTGCAAGGCACGGATAACGCAGAGTTCTCCGTACACATCAATGCCGTAAATAATGCTTCAACCATCACGATTTCGGCCCTCACCTTTACCGTGCAAACGCTATGAGCATAAAGCAATCCTTTACCCAATGGCTTGGCATCGAGCATAAGGTGCCAGTCATGCTCGAAAACAAAGCGGGCAAGTACATCACTTATGGTGCGTTCAACGAGTACCCCTACTACCTGCTTGACAACTACCGTCGCAGTTCAAAGCACAATGCCATTGTCAACGGCAAGGTCAATTACATCGTGGGCGGTGGATGGCAACCCGGCGACAAGATGACCGTGGAGCAGCAGGCAAGATATGCTAAGTTTTTTGACGGATTAAGCGAACACGATGACCTGAACGACATCACCGAGAAGCTTGTCTTGGACTTGGAAATCTTTAACGGCTTTGCGGTGTGCGTGCATTGGAATAAGATGGGAACCATTGCGAAGATGGAACACGTGCCATTCGAGAAAATTAGGGTTGACAAGGAGGAGCGGATGTTTCAGGTGGCGCAGTGGTACAACGATGACATGATTCAGCTATTTCCAAAGGTTGGCGATGTCGAGAAAATCCCTGCCTTTGACCCTGACAATCGCATCGGCAAGCAGTTATTCTATTACCGAGTGTATGCAGCAGGCGTAAAATCCTATCCCCTGCCCGAATACATGGGAGGCTTGGCGTGGATTGAGGCAGACGTGCAGGTGGCGAACTTCCACAACAACAACCTACGCAACAACTTTTGGGGTGGGTACTTAATAAACTTCAACAACGGCATCCCGACCCCTGAAGAACAGGGCGATATAGAGAGGCAGATAAAGCGCAAATTCAGCGGCACGGACAATGCTGGCCGCTTTGTAGTGACGTTTAACGATGACGTAAGCAAAGCCCCGACCTTAGAACCGCTCACACCGTCCGATATGGACAAGCAGTTTGAAATCCTAAACAAAGCAATCCAGCAGGAGATATTCATTTCGCACAGGGTTGTCAACCCCATGCTGTTCGGTGTGAAGACCGAGGGTCAACTTGGGGGCAGGCAGGAACTTGTGGAGGCTTACGAGTTATTTAAGGCCACCTACGTCAACGACCGTGTGCGCAAAGTGGAGCGGATGATAAACTACCTTGGCAGCTTTAACGGCGTGGAGGGCATGGAGTTGATTCCTGTTGAGCCGATTACGGAACGACTATCCGAGCAAGCCCTGCTGACCATCATGACCCCCGAAGAATTACGAGAGAAAGCAGGCTTGCCACCATTGGAGAAGCAACCTGCTGACGTGGTCGGGCCGAATCCGCAACCCGATGAGGTTCCCCAAACCCCTGCGCAGTTAAGCAACGACAACATCAAGAAGCTGTCAGGCAGGGAATACCAAAACCTTATGCGAATCGTTCGCCATTACGCACAAGACAAAATCACCCTTGACATGGCACGCACCATGCTGGCAGCCGGATTCGGGTTAAATGCCGAAGAAGTCAACACGCTGCTCGGAGTGCAGAAGCAGAAGTTTAGCCATGACCCAAACGAACCTTGGTGGGGTGAGGAGGACGATGAGAGCGACCTCGGTTGGGGCGATGAGGAGTTCAAGGTTTTGGAGGTGGTTGCCAGCAAGTTCGGAAGCAATGCGGACGAGTATGTTGTCATGAACTCACGGCCAATTCGGTTTGATTCCGACTTGGACACGCAAGTACGTCAAGCCTTTGCCGAACTTGGCGAGGAGGAGAAGGAACTGGATGCAAAGATTGTGGCCTACCGCAAAAAAAACAAGGATGCCAGCGTGGAAGAGATGGCCAAGGAGTTCGGGGTCAGCAAAGACAAAATCCGCAAGCGGGTTGCCTACCTAATGAACAAAGACCGCTACCCTATTGCAAGGGCTGTGGACACGATTGCCAAGGAAAATGCAAAGCCAACCGATGAGCCTGTGCTTGAGGTACGGTACAAATACGCTTGGGCCGCCGGGTTCAGCAATGCGAACAAAAGCACCAGCCGTGAGTTCTGCAAGGTGATGCTTGACCTCGCTGACCAAGGCAAGGTCTATACCCGTGCAGATATTGACGGCATGAGCAGCATCATGGGCTACTCCGTATGGAATCGCAGAGGCGGTTGGTATCGCATGAAAAACGGCGTAAACCGTCCGCAATGCCGCCATGTGTGGGAGCAGCAAATCGTCATCCGTAAAGGCAACAAAATAAGCGCAGCATGAAGGCACTATTTATCAGCGAGCAAACGCTGCTCGACAATTCGGTAATCAACGAGAACGTAAGTTTCACGCAAATACGGCCTACCATCGTGAAAGTACAGGAAATGCGGATTCAGCCGATTGTTGGCTCTGCCCTGTACGGCGAACTTGTGACCCAAGTGGTCAGCGGTACAACAACTGCGCTGAATACTACGCTATTGGACGACTACATCCAACCCGCCATGGTGCAGTGGCTTTACTATGAGTTGCCGATGGTGCTGGCGTTTAAGTACATGAACAAGGGCATGGTTCGGCGTAACAGCGAGGAATCTACCCAGATGAGCATGGACGAGATTACTCGTTTGACTGATAAGGTAAAGAACGATGCGGACTGGTACTCCGAACGCATTACCCGATACCTCATGGAGAACCGCACCGATTACCCGCTGTTCAACTCTCCACCATCGGCCATCGACACCATCTACCCCAACGGCACGAACTACAATACCGGCATGGCCTTGGATGCAAGAACCCTGCGCCGTGGTGCTGGCTTGGATAGACCTTGGCCGTATGGCTACGACCCCTACTGCAATAACTGCTGACGATGGGCGCACACTCTAAAAACATT